TTGTTCCTTTCAATTATTATATAGTTTCCTTTAAGTCTTGTCTTTTTAGTTACACAACCTGAGCAAATAACGCTTTCATAGTCATTTAACTTACCCTCTAAAGCCTTTTTAGGAATGTTAAATTGATCGTTAAATGTTTCAACATAGTTACAATCATTGCATTTAAAAAAGTATCCCATTATGAACCCTCCTTTTTAGAAGCAATTGCATCTTCTAAGTCTAATTGACCATGCAAACCCCAATTAACACCAACGCTTTCATTGAAGAAGAACCTATCTTTTTTACATGGTTCTAAGTCCTGATCGTTTTCTATTTGTTCATTAAGACTATTTAAAATGTTTATGGTTTGGTCTTTATGGCAATACAAAAGATGTTTAATTGTTTCTCCTTTATTCTCAAAGCCTATAATCTCCAAACAAGCGAAGCTATCATATATCTTCCACCTCATCTGAACCTTGCAAGGTTTGGATACCATTTCTTTTTTATCTTGATCGTATTCGTGTTTTATTAAATAAGTTTCTGTTTTCATTTTTGAAATTCCTTTTAACTATTTAAATTAAGGTTTAAAAAAACCACCTCCAAGATATCCTGAAGATGGTTAATTATAATCTTATTTAAAAAACTAAGTCAACTAGATAATTTATTGATTAAATTTTGATCCATTGTATTAAAATTTAATGGCATAGCTTTATAATATTTGTAGTGCTTTCCAACTACTTTAATAGATTGAACAAAGCCTTTTTTCTTTAAATAAAATACATATTGCTTGATCGTGTTGTAAGATTTGTCAGTCAATTTGTTGTCATAAATGTCAGTAACTTTCAATCTTACACCTGATTTAATAACCTTGTATATTTCGTGTTCACCTTTTGTCATTTGATGATTACCTGAAATTTTACTAGGATTATTTTTGTTTTCTTTGTTGGTTATTATTGTTGTCAATGTAGGTACAAAAACTTGAAATTGATCTGCAAGTTCTTTAGCTAATTGATTACATCTAAAGCCTGATCTGTGTCCTTTATTTTTAGCATTGTTAGAAACAATTTCTAAAGTTTCAAGTAAGTCAGACATCTTTTTTAAATGGTAACGTTTCATATTTTTCTCCATATTAAGCGATAATAAAAGCGTAAACTATAAGACAGAAGAGAATAACAACAACTGTCCTATAGATAACGTAAGCAAGTTCTAAACCATTAGACATTAGGCAGAAGCCATTTCTAAAGACTGCCAAGCATCAGAAGAAAGTAATTCTCTTACTACATCTGCTCTTTGTCTTTCAACGTTTGGTTTATTGGCATTAGTCCTACCACCTGAAATAGTTTCAAGTTTCTTTGTTTCTTCATTGTATCTTTCAACCTTATAATCAGTATGTGTTGACCAATGAGTTAAAGCGTTATAAGCACCCCAAAGAGTAGAACCTAACTCTTTCTTTTCCTCGTCAAATAAACCTAGAAGATAATTCATCTTAGTTTCATTAACGGGATTGATACCAACTTCTGCAGATTTACTTTTCTTAATACAAATAGTTTCTTTTAACATATCTGCAAACTGCTGATCAGTAATTTGAATACCACGCCAATTAAGCATTAAATCTTTTTGATGATGCCACATTGATAATCCCAAACCTGCCTTTTGAACCATAGCTGACGGAGATAGATTTAACGTATGTTTCTTCTTTTGATGATAAGATTTTTCACCACCAAAAACTAAAGTATTTCTACATAGGTTTCTATATGCTCCTGAAAAAACTTGAAATGCCCACGACGTATCAACAGAATTAAAAACATCTATTCTTGCCTTAACTATATCTTTAGAATTAGAAACGGGAATAGATAGATCATCATAGTAAATAGTTCTTTGTGCTTGTAAGCCACCATTAACTAACTTATCTTCAACTCTAATATTACTTTTTGGTAAATCAGTTTTAGCTAATATCTTAGCTTGTTCAGAAAATAAATCTTGGTGAGGTACTAACTTATAAGTATCTGCAATAGGTCTACATTGTAAAACTTCATTTAAGCTTTCATTATATAAACCTGAATACTTATCTAGCTTAGTTTGATTACCTACTCCATATTCATCTTCATCATATGCAAATAAAGGTATTCTTTTAATCTTTGCATTATCTTCAAATAATGAAACATCAAATGGATTGTCGTGGTTATGAATTGAGTTTGATTTTAGATTAGTTTCTTGATCGATTGTTATTATGCTATCCATAATTTTTCTTCTTTCTAGGCTAAAAGCCTTTTTGGTTATCCTACCTGAATTAGTAGGTAGGTTTATTATTAAACTATCTTATCTAGATAAACAAGCAGATAATTTATTTTTATTTCTAATTTTTCTTTGCTTGTTTCTTAAAAAAATTCCCATCTCCACATCTATTTTTTTTACTAAGTGGGAAGTCGGTGAAGCAATTAATTTAGTGGGGGATAAATCTTTAGTGTCGCTTGATTTGTCAAGTACAATATCACCACGAGTTTCTATCCAAACCTTAGCACCACAAGACAAAGGTTTATCAGGCGAGTAGACTAACTCCATCTCACCTTTAACCTTAACATTATGGGCATAGGTATTACTGCCACCTTGCTTGATTGTAAAGATAGGATTGTTTTCTCCATTCTTTGCATTGGCTTTGATCACGTGTTGGTTTACGTGAATACGAGCAATCTTATTCATTATCTGTCCTCCCTATCTTCAGGTAGGCTATCTACATTAACTAGATTATCTGTACAACAGAAAGGACAATCTTTTCCATCTTCAGTTTTTGTTAATTCATAGTCATTTAAGATAGACTTACAATTCCAACATTGAAAAAGATCACTAGGCATTGTTCACCTCCAAAGTATCGTCATTGATCTTTGTTAGTAACTCACGACAGAACTCTTTAACTATCACGTGTTCACTATCTGAATTGTAACTAGCCTGAAGATGATCAACTACCATAGCTAAGACTATCTCACTTGGATAACAACCTTGCCTAAGTGCTTTTTGAAAAGCTACTTGCCTTTTGTTTATCTTGAGTGCTTGTTCCTCAACTAGATTAACTTGACCATGATATTCGCTTTCTGCTTTTTGGATAGCGTCTTCATCTGACATACCCTCTTGCATGTACTGCTCTACCTTATCTTCGATTTGGCTTTCGTGGAAATGTTCTCTGCTCATTTTGTATCTCCTATATTAAAATGAAACAAACAATTACTACAGATAAACTACCTAGTCAAATGATTTTTCTTTTTATCTTATCTACTCTTTCAGGAGCATATTCAAGCAAGTAACAGATAGCACAGAGAAGCTTACCTAAACTAAAGACATCTCCTCTGCTACCACATTTATGACACGAATAACCACGATCAATAGTGTGATTTGGTTTGTCATGTTTTAGTGTCGTTTCATTTGTCATTGTTGATGTCCACGTAAACTCTAAGACACTTAGACTTCTCGATAGGCTGACCAAAACTATATCTTCGCCAACCCTCAGTCTTTTTAGTTTTGTCATCTAAATATTGACCACGAACTCTGATCTTGTAGCTTTCCTTGTTAAGAAAGCGTTTAAGATTGTCAACAAATTCCCAACCATAATCTGTGTTAGGTATCTCGCTAAACATCTTGACATCACCTTTAGGACATTTGTTGTTAAGCATTGTGGCGTAGTTCATCATGCGATCATTTGCATACTTGTAATCTTCTTCAAGTTTCTGACATTTATCGAAGATAGCTTGGTAGACTTCTTTTGATACCACAGTTTCATCGTGTTCAAGTTGTTGGACAAGACGTTGGTTTTCTAACTGTAATTCTTCATGCGTACTCTTCTCAATCATGTTCATGGCTTTCTCTTTCCACTTATCTCTCTGCTTAGCTAGCTTAGTGAACTCCACTTGGTAATCTCGAACTCTACCTTGATCGTCGTAAGGTTGGTAGGTAGTGTCTTTCAGTTTGTCATACATTCCCTGAAGACTATTATTTTGTTTGATTAGCTTTTCTATACTATCTAGATCAGCTACACTAGAAGCAAAGTTATCCTCTGCAAGTTTCTTATATTTGTAAGCTTCATATGAACGCAAATCTGCTCTTTCTTTTTGTTGTTGAGCATAGATAGCATCTTCAGTTGGCTCATGTTTGCACATCTTGACAAAAGCATTTCTGACATATTGATCAGGCATGTTAGCTATCTCAATAAACTTCTGTTTACTTTTAGAATAATATTTAGTCATTTAGTTTCTCCAATACTACTTGATCATAACCTTTTTCGATCCACTCATCATAGTGTCTCTTTGCAGTTTTATAGTCTGTGTAGTAATCATCTGTACCACCAACCCAAACTACATACTTCCATTTTGTTTTTAAAGAAAAGCCACCTCTTGCCATCACGATTTCTCCAATTCTTGTTTGATTTCTTCCTTTGACATTTTAGATAGGCGTTCTTGTAACTGTGCATCAGTTTCAACACCAACCCAACTAGCTAGCTTATCTAATGTCTCTTGACCTGAACTAGACATTCTATCATATTCCCAATACAGATCAGTAACACATTTCTGTGTCATATTTTTTTTCTCATCTATTAGCTTAATTGCCATCACGATCTCTCCATAGTTTCGTACATTTTCTTTCAGGATAATTCCCTACCAAATTTATTTTCTGTTGTCAAACCCTTTAGAATACATTTGATAGTTTCATTGTTCCAACCATTGCCAAGCATCTTGTAACCTTGAGAGTTACTAACAGACTTACAGTAGTCATCAGGTAAGGTTTGCAACCTACAACATTCCTTAACAGTTAGCTTTCGCCAATGTAGTTTGTGTTCACCATAAGCATCAGGATATCTACCTTTAGGTAAAGGTGAAACGACTGTATCCTTAGTTAAGGTAGATAAGCATCTTGACTTATCTGTGTCGGACACCTCAAGAGTTTGAACTATAGGTAGGCTAGTGTCATCATCTTTACGGACACCATTGCTATCTAATCTTCTACCCGTGATTGAAGCAGAGTTACAAAGTATTTTAGGTTCTCTGTGTCCACCTTGCATAGTAGTTAAGGTAGGACACTTTCCCTCGACAGAGTAGACACGCTTGATAATGTCATAACCTTTGAGATCAGCTATTCCTACTTGATGACAACCATCACCAAAAACTAATTGCCTACGAGATTTCTCGAAGTACATCTTCAGGTTACCACCTTTCCAATAGTTTGCATCTAGACAGTAGGATTTGTTTCTATCTACACAACCACACTCGATGATATCTTTGAGTACGATACCTCTATCTTCAGGCATATCAAACTCTATATCAGTTATGTACATACGAACTCTACGTTGAGCAGATACCAAAGCAGAATCAATAATGTGTAGATTTAGCTTAGGATTTATTTCCTGAAGTTTAGATAGGATAATCTGTTCCCACTCTTTCTTCATCTTGACATTTTCAAAGAGTAACTTGACATGGGGATTAACAGTATAGATAGCCTTGTAGATTTTAAGGAACGTAAAGAACAACTTTGATTGCTCATGCTCGAAATTTAATTGTTTTCCTGCAACGGAAAATCCCTGACAAGGTGAGCCACAAAAGATAACATCAATGTCTTTGTGTGAGACTAGCTTATCTAGTACGCCCTCAACACCACCTAGATGAATTAGATCATCGTGGTTATCATTGGCTATCTGAATTGGATACTTGTTGATCTCTGATGAATACCACCTAGTAACGGGCAAGCCTAACTCTTTTACAGATTGCCTAGCTACACTACCACCTGAGAATAACTCTAAATAAATCATATCTCTTGCCCTCTAAGTTTAAGTTCTTGTTCTAATTGCTCAATGACATTATCAATACAATCGCCAAGAGTAAAGATAGTTCCATCATTATCTTTTGGTGCATTAAATAATGATATCTCCAAAGTATGACCTTTTACATCGTGGACAACTTTAGTCTGTTTAACTTTACGTTTAATGTCGTACATATCACACAGACAATCTTTAATATTTATTTGGTTAAAAGCCATCTATTCTTTCCTACTCTCTATAATTGAATTAATGTAATCTCGAAGCTGAACTATCTGATCATCATTCCAACAATCTCTAACTAGATAGCAAGTCCTCATAGTGTTTTCCTCTTCAGGCTTAATCTTTAACAACGAATTGTAACTAAACTTTTCGTGGTCTTTTTCATTGTATTGAAAGCCATCGCCCATTTCTTCTTTACTGTACCAATTTATCATATCGTCTCCTATATTTATGATCAGGGTATCTTATACACCTAACTAAAAACATGTGTCAAACTATTTTTTTTAAATTATTTTCTTGACGTAAAAATACATCTCGTGGTATACGCACTTATCCCATTGGGAGATACACCCCACGAGGGAGATTGGAGATAATATGAGTAGACCAAATAAGATAAGCGAGGAAACCAAAAGTTACAACTTGACAGTTTCTAAAGCTGACTATAATGAACTAGAGAAATTTGCTACTAGGGAAACAGATCGATACGCCACACAGACAAGCGTAGCTGATCTTATCCGAAATGCAATTAAACTATACCTAGAAGATTTAAGGATAGCAGATGAACGAACAAGCGAAGACTGACATAACTCAGCGTAGTTATGATAAGCATCATGTACTGTGGGCAAAACTATCTGCAGTACGTTTAGGTTTGGAAGACAAAGATCAAGTTAAGCTAGGTAACAAGCGAGACTACCTTACATGGATACCTATCTGTGTAGCAAAATCTCGTAAGTTGCTTAAGCATGACTTTGATCTAGATAAACTAGCACAAGTCTATACTGTCAATACTAAGCAGTATAAAGATGCAACAAGTAAATGAGTCCTAAATGGTTAAAAGGTTATGTTGAATCCCTTACCATTGCTCCTTATGGGCGTTATAGGTCTGATTGCCCTTTATGTGGCAAGCCAAATACCTTTAGTGTAACTGACAATGGCTTTGAAAGATTGTGGAATTGTTTCCATGCTGATTGCCACACTAAAGGTGGAACGGGTATAAGCTTGACTAAAGAAAATTCACGTCAGGCATTTGTCAAAAAACAAACTAAACAAAAAGAGACAGAGGTAGATTTTGTTATACCTGATACGTTTGTCTCTTTGTCTCGTAATATCAACGCTGAGAATTATGTCAAACAAGTACATTCCTATGATGCTTATTTGTCAGGCTTGGCAGATATTAGATATGACTTCCAACGTGATCGTGTTGTCTATCTTGTCAAAGATGGAGATAAGGTAGTTGATGCAACGGGTAGAAGTTTAACCAATAGTAAACCGAAATGGCTAAGATATGGAAATAGTAGATATCCTTTTCTATCTGGAGAGGGAGGGAACTTATTTATTGTCGAAGATTGTCCTAGTGCTTGCAGTATTAGTAACCTTGTACGGGGATTAGCTTTGATGGGAACTTCCCTTTTGGATTCACACATACAAGTAATCCAAAATTATAAAAAAATTTTTGTGGGATTAGACAAGGATGCAACTCGTAAAGCAGTTGACATTGTCAGGCATTTGTCTAATTATGTACCTACTAAGTTAGTAGTACTGAAGAAAGACCTGAAAAATATGGAGAAAGAGGAACGTGATGACTTCATCAACAATTATATCAGTAGATAAACAAGTCTTAGGATTTTGTTTAGATGTTGATTTCTTTGCTAAGGTAAAGAACAAAATAGATAGAGATATGTTTGATAGGGAACTAAAAGATATCTTTGACACAATAGTTTATTCCCATACTAAGTACGCCAAGACTATAACTAAGTCTGAACTTGCAGGAGTCTTTAACGACAGAAATCCTGCCATGCCTGACTCAGCTAGGAACAGAGTACAAGAAGTTATATCTGAACTAGAAGATACTGTGTCAGGTAATGACGAACTTCACCTAGACTTGGTCAACAATCTGTGGCTCAGAGATAGAGCAAGGCAGATAGGTGAGAAAGCACTCGAGATATTTACGGGTGAGAATGAAGAGTTTGGTGAACTACGTAGGCTCATCGATGCAGTTGAAGATGGTCGCATAAGTGACAAGACTACCTACAATATAGTAGAGAGTGACTTGGCTCAACTACTTGAAGAAGAAGCAGGAGACAATGATTTCCCTTTTCAATTCAACCTTATCCAAGAAAAAGTTAAAGGAATGGATAAGGGTAACTTGGGGATAATATTTGCTAGACCTGAAGTTGGTAAGACTACCTTTTGTTGTTTCCTTGCATCATCTTACATCAAACAAAAATTTAAAGTTACCTATTGGGCAAACGAAGAACCTGCCCAACGTATCAAGCTACGTATCATTCAATCTTATTTTGAACTGACAAAAGAAGAGATGGTGATGCAGAAAGATCAGTTACTTGAACGCTACCATTTTGAGATAGAACCTTATCTGACAATCATGGATTCAGTTGGTACATCTGTTGAGGAGATGGATGAGTATGCCAAGTTGAATAAGCCTGACGTTATGTTCTGTGATCAGCTAGATAAGTTTCGTGTAGACGGACAATATAATCGTGGTGACGAAAGACTAAAAGAAACTTACGTGACTGCAAGAGAAATTGCCAAGCGAAATCAACTACTTATATGGGCAGTTAGTCAGGCAAGTTACGATGCACACGATCGTCAGTTTATTGACTACTCTATGCTTGACAACTCTAGAACGGGTAAGGCAGGTGAAGCTGATGCAATCATAGGTATTGGTAAAACGGGGTCAAGTGAAGTTGACAATATAGTAAGACACATCTGTATATCCAAAAATAAAATTAACGGGTGGCATGGTATGATCAATGCTCAGATAGATGTGGATAGGGGTATCTACTATTGACATTTAAACATGGTGACATTGGCGTCGATGGTCGTATGTTTTGGTCGTACAATGCAAAGTCTAAAGGTGGAGAAGATTGGAGATCACCCGATCAGTTCCATAAAACGAAACAAGAAAGAAGAGATAGGACAACAAGGATCAGAAAGATAAGAAAGAAGTGGCTAAACTACATCAAGATGAAGTGTGGTTGTCAAATATGTGGGTACAAAGAACACCCGTTAGGATTACAGTTTGATCATCTTAAGAACAAACACAAAAGTATATCTAGTATGAGAAGTTATAGCTTAAAAGTTTTGATGCTAGAGATAAGAAAGTGCAGAGTTCTTTGTGCAAACTGTCATATGATAGAAACTTTTAAGGATAGATAGAAATGAATATATTAACGTTAGATGTGGAGACAACTCATAAAACAAAGGAATCAGGTGGCACTACTGCTTTGCCTTATTTTAACAATAGGCTTGTATCTATCGGATATAAGTGGTTAGGAGAAGATGAGGTAGGCTACGACTTCATACACCACTCAGATGAGAGAGGGTTTGTAGATACAGATTGGTTTGATAAGATGCAAGGTACTTTGAATAGTGCTGATGTTATAGTAGGACAGAACTTTAAGTTTGATCTTACGTGGCTAAGAGCATGTGGCTTTACCTACGATGGTAGCATCTACGATACTATGGTGGCTGAGTACATCTTAGCTAAGGCACGTAGGTGGTCACTTAGTCTTGACTCCCTTGCAAAACGATATGGTGTTACACAAAAAGAAAAAGATTTGGTTGCACCTTATCTAAAAGATGGTAAAACATTTTATGATATACCTTATGACATAGTAAAAGAATATGGTATAGCAGACGTGATTGCTACAGAAGAAGTGGCAGTAAAACAACTTGAAGCCTTTGGCACAACATTTGGAGAACTATTTAATGACATTAGTACCGACGCTCAAGCTTTCGCTTGAAATGACAAACGTTCTTACTCGTATTGAGATGAACGGACTTAAGATAAACTTGGATACCCTCGATGAAATTGAAAAAGAATATAATAAGGAACTATCCTATCTGGAAACAAAACTGCAGTCGATGGCTAGACAAGCTATGGGTGATACTCCTGTTAATCTATCTAGTCCAGATGATAGGAGTGTTCTTTTATATTCACGTAAAGTAAAAGACAAACCTCTCTGGTCGATGACATTCAATCTGGGTCAGGAGATGAGAGGTAACACAATTAAACCTAAGCTACGTACACGTATGAAGAAGAATGATTTCATTCGTAACGTGAGGAACATGACTGATATTGTCTACAAAACTGTAGGTCAACAATGTGCAGGGTGTCTAGGTCACGGCAAGGTCAGACCCGTCAACAAGAATGGCGAGCCAAGTAAAGTATTACGGATATGCAAGCCATGTAAAGGTAAAGGCACTAGGTACACAGACACTAATGAGGTAGCAGGCTTTAAGATTGTACCTCGTAATCCAAAAGACACTGCATCTGCAGGCTTTAAGACTGACAAAGTAACCCTCGAGGATAGATCAACTGAACTAAGTGGTGATGCCCGTGAGTTTTGTGTAGCCTACTCTAGATACAATGCCATTCGTACCTACCTATCTACCTTTGTTGAAGGTATGAAGAATAATGTTGATGATGATAACTTCATTCATCCTGAGTTTATGCAATGTGTTACTGCAACGGGTAGACTATCTAGTCGTAATCCTAACTTTCAAAACATGCCACGTGGTTCTACCTTTGCCATACGTAAGATAGTCGAAAGTAGATTTGATGGTGGCTACATACTTGAGGGTGACTACTCTCAGTTAGAGTTCAGGGTGGCAGGTTTCTTAGCCAAAGACCCACAAGCATACGATGATGTTCTTAAGGGAACTGACGTTCATAGCTACACTGCATCTATAATAGGTTGTTCAAGGCAGGATGCAAAGGCACACACGTTCAAACCTCTTTATGGTGGGGTAAGTGGTACTCCAGCACAACAAGCCTACTACACGGCGTTTAAAGAGAAGTACGAGCAGGTAGCCGAATGGCACAAGGAATTGGAAAAGGAAGCAGTCAAGACTAAAGAGATCAAGTTACCATCAGGTCGTGTCTATTGTTTCCCTGATGCTAAGTGGACTGATTGGGGGGCAGCCACGAACAGAACTGCTATCTGTAACTACCCCGTACAAGGATTTGCAACTGCTGACTTGCTACCTATTGCCTTAGTTGAACTAGATAAGGTGATGAGAAAATTAAGGATGGAGTCAGTTATATGCAACACAGTACATGATTCAATCGTACTTGATGTACATCCTGATGAAAAAGATCAGTGTATTAAGGTATTATCTGAAGCCATGTTATCTATTTCTGATGGCTCGAAAGCTAGGTATGGCTTAGAATACGACATGCCAATAGGAATAGAATTAAAAATAGGAAATAATTGGCTTGACTTGCATGAAATACAGTAGTAAGGTTAGTTACATTTTAAATAAACTTAAAGGAAATAAAAATGGAATCAAATGAAATGACAATCGGAAACGAAATGGATCAGTTAGTATCAGCTTTTAACGATGATGATACTGCTACGTTTATGGAACTAACAGGACAAGCTAAGGCGACATCCAACGTTGGACTACCAAGATTGAACATCAACTATGACACAGAGACAGACGATGGTACTGCCTTAACACGTGGTTCGTGGAAGATGTTTATAGATGGTGAGTTCATCTACGCTAAAGATGTATTGATCAGACCTATCCTACGTACATTCGAGTGGAGTGTATATGATATGGAGCAGGGAACTTTCTCTTGCAAGTCAGTACAGAAGCCTACATTGGCAGGAGAATTTCCTGACTCATCAGCAGGCAATAAGTGTGGTAGGTTATCAATGAAAGAAGAAGAGGTTCTTAAGGATGACGACCCACTCAAAGTAAAGTCACGTTCTGCAGTGTGTAACCAAGTTATATATGGTCAGATAAGTGGTGACTTCACTAAGGCAGATGGCACAAAGGTAGATATAAAGGACAAGCCTTTCGTATCTTACTTCAAGCGATCAGGCTTTAGACCTATCAGAGATTTCATAGATGGCTTAACTAGACAGAAGAAGATCATGCAAAAGGTTGTTATTAAGTTAGCGACTAGCAGGGTCAAGTCAGGTTCAGTTGTTTACTATGTACCTGTTCCGACTCTCCATTCGGAAGTACAAGTCTCGGATACAGATAAGACATTGATGAAAGATTTCTCAGAGACTGTAAAGGCTCACAATGAGAACATTTTAATTCAGAACAGAGAAGCTTTGAAACTCATTTCTCCTAGTGAGGAACAAGACTTGTCGGCTGATTTCAATGTTAAATCTGCTTAAAATCCAAGACTACATGCAAAAAGCAACTAGGGGGGAAGTCACGGTCTCCCCTAGTGCTATTAAAGACTTTGCAAAAGAATGTGAAGAGTCTGTAGAAAGACAATTAAATAAAGAACGTAAGTTCAGTATCCGTATGTCAGGACTAGGTAGACCACTGTGTCAACAGTTGCTAGATAGGCAGGGTCTCAAAGAAGACATGGACTACAATGCCTTGTTTCGATTTATGTTTGGTGACTTGGTTGAATCAGTCGTCGTACTTATCATGGAACAAGCAGACGTAGATATAGTAGATAAACAAAAGGCAGTTAAGCTAGACATTGGTGGACACACAGTAACAGGCACACTTGATCTTATCTTAAGAGATGAGATGGGCGTAGAGAAAGTTTGGGATGTTAAGTCTGCAAGCGAGTGGGCATTTAAGTTTAAGTACACAGGATTTGGTGGCTACGATAAAATAAAAGAAGATGATCCCTTTGGTTATATAATGCAAGGGCATCTGTACGGTGAAGCTACGGGTCTACCGTTTGGTGGATGGATTGTTGTGAACAAATCTAGTGGCGAGATTGCTATGGTGGAAGCACCTGATTGGCAAGAAGAAGATAGAAAAGAATATTTAAAAGATGCAGAGGTAAGAGTAAAAAGATTACTCGATCCTAACCCTGACTTTGTAAAACCATTTAAGTCTGAGTTTGAGACATACAAAGTAAAAGGTGAAATCATAAGGACAGGTAACAAGACCTTACCTAAGATATGTGGCATGTGTGGGTACAGATCACATTGTTGGTCGAAGTCACAGTTACACGATAAAGTAATATCTAAGGCTAAGACACCACCTAAAGTTTGGTACGATGTTTTAAAAAAGAAAGAAATCTAATGTCAGCTATCTACCTGCATACCTATCAAACCAAGTTGCTTGAGTTGAACGAGAACTTGTACCATGTGTACATTGAATCTCATAAAGGTGTAGGTGGGGGTAGAGACATAACATTCCTCAGACAACATGACAGAGGTATACCTTTGACACTCAGAGATAACTTCTCTGAACACGGTGCAGTAACTCCTGAGACAGAAGCTAGAGACATTGTCAAGGTAGAGAATGAATTTCAAACAATAAACTATAGCCTTAACTACGGAAAGATTTTATGTGTGCCGATATATCCCCTGCTAGACGAACTCACTATAATAGAAAAACAATCCCCGAAGATGGCAGGTTATATAAACAAACGCCTAGAATCATTGAGTTGGAAAATCCGTGTGGGGAGAATATAGTGGCTAAACAAAATGCAGGATACCGATCTAAGTTTGAGTTAGCGTTGGCTAAGAAACTTATTGATAACAAAATAAAATTTGAGTACGAGAAACACAAGATAACATTCGTACCTAAGATACGTACCTACACTCCTGACTTCTACATTCCTGCTACGGGTATATACATTGAAGCTAAGGGGGAGTTTGATAAGGCAGACAGAGTTAAGATGGCTTTGATCAAAGAACAACACAAGAAGTTAGATATACGTATGGTGTTTATGAACGCTAGAAATAAAATCTACAAAGGAAGTAAGACTACCTATGCTGATTGGTGTCTCAAGCACAACTACAGATGGGCAGAAGGATCAATACCTATGGAGTGGCTAAAGAAATGAAAAAGAAAGATATGAATACAATGATGTCATTGGAGAAAGATAAGTACTATGTCATTATATCTGAACTGCCAGACGATCAGTTTCATCTGGTTGCCTACGATACAACAGGCAAGAAGTACAAGACCTTTGAGGATCATACAGTTGCATCGATCATGCATGAGGGTGTGATGGCTTTGTTACGTAGACGGGGTGATGAAGTGTTTCGTTGTGGGGAAGCTGAGATAGAGTTTAACTTCTCAGCCAAAGAACTTCAGATAGAGTATCAAGATGAAACAGGAGAAAAGCTTGACTTACCTGAAAACGTAGTTAAAATAGATTTTGGTAAAGAACAATAGTGAGACATATAGAGTATATGATGAAGAGATTAGAAGAAGAAGACATGGTTAATAGTCCTGCCCACTACAATAAAGCAGGCATTGAGACTATTGACATGATAGAGTCTGTCACAGGTGATGGATTTGAAGCATATCTTCAGGGCAACATTCTTAAATATTTGTGTAGATATAAATACAAGAATGGTGTAGAAGATTTAGAGAAAGCAAAATGGTATTTAAACAGATTAATTAAGACAATAGGAGAAGACGAAGATGGCATCTAATATGTTACCAACCTCATATCAAGAATTTATACATAAGTCTAGGTACGCTAGATGGATGGAAGAAGAGGGAAGAAGAGAGAATTGGGGTGAGACAGTCAGCAGATATGTAAACTTTATGGCTGATACGTTGATGGAGAAACACAACTACAAGATAGATAAAGTTGATAAAGAAATGATGGAAGACTACATTACTAGCTTGAGTGTAATGCCATCTATGAGAGCAATGATGACTGCAGGTGAAGCACTCAAAAGAGATAACACTTGTGGCTACAATTGTAGCTACCTGCCTGTAGACAGTCCAAGATCATTTGATGAAGCTATGTACATACTTATGTGTGGCACAGGTGTAGGTTTCTCTGTAGAACGTGAGAACGTAGACAAGCTACCTATCATTAGTGAGAATATGCAGGAGTCTGATGTTGTTATCAAAGTGGAAGATAGTAAAGCAGGATGGGCAAAAGCATACAGAGAGTTAGTAGCTTTGTTGTACTCGGGTATGATACCCACTTGGGATGTATCTAAGGTACGACCATCAGGTGCAAGACTAAAAGTTATGGGGGGTAGAGCATCAGGTTCTGATCCTCTTGTTAACTTATTTAAGTTCACTGTAGAGAAATTCAAGAGTGCGACAGGTAGAAAGTTATTTCCTGTTGAGTGTCACGATATCATGTGTAAGGTTGGTGAGGTTGTTGTCGTAGGTGGCGTAAGACGATCTGCTTTGATCAGCCTATCTAATCTGAACGATGATCAGATGGCACATGCTAAGACAGGTCAATGGTGGGAAAGTCAAGGTCAAAGAGCATTGGCTAACAACTCTGTAGCCTACAAGGGCAAGCCTAGTATGGAAACGTACATGAGAGAATGGTTAGCTTTGTATGAATCTAAGTCAGGTGAAAGAGGTATGTTCAACAGACAGGCTGCCGACGAGCAGGTAGCTAAGAGTGGCAGAAGACAGACAGGCTACATGTGGGGAACTAATCCTTGTTCAGAGATTATCCTCAGACCGTATCAATTCTGTAATCTATCTGAAGTTGTTGTAAGAGAGAACGATGATCTTTCAACTTTGAGATCAAAGGTACGGATTGCTACCATGCTAGGTACATTCCAATCAACTCTTACAGATTTAAAATACCTACGTAAGATATGGA